CTGGCTTCACTTTTCCAGTCACGGCTGTTTTTAGTTTTGAACCGGGATTTAATCTTCTATAGGCTTTGACACCGGCTCGAGTCATACCTGCTCCAGACTTTGTAGATCTAAAGTTTTTTTTATTTCTTGCAGGCATAGTGCCTTTTGAAAAATCTTTTCTCATTATCTCATTCCCATTCTTCTAGCCATAAAACCGCCACCCATTGCTTTTTTTCTTTTTGGTGCAAAAGTTGCAGCTCTAGATGGTGTTGGTCCTGTGTTTGCTTTTGCTTGTTTTCTTTTTACAGCGCCCGCACGTTGTCCTTTGGACATTGCTCTTGCTTTTGCAATTGGTACACATTTAGGATAATTTTTTCTTTTTTCTCCACCACTTCGTCCGCATTTAGGATACGAACCATCTTTCTTTTTGTTTGCTATATCGACCCAATTTTCTTTAACCCAAGATCTTAAACCTTTTTCAGCCATTACGAATTCTTTCCGTAAGCTTTACCCATTCCTTTTGTACAAAGACCTCCACCTTTATACATAGCACGAGGTGTATCCATCATCATTCCACCACCCATTGCTTTTTTTCTATTTTTCTTTTTACCACCTGGTGTAACTTTACCTGAACAAACTGCAGAAGCATACATATTAGCATACGCGCTTGGGTACACTTTAAATTTTCGCTTTGCTGCGGCTTTACCTTTAGGACAAAGTTTTGCCATTATGATCTCGCTGTTTGTGCTGCTCTTTTAAAATTTGCTTTGGTAGGTGCACCTTTAGCACCTTTTTTTCTCATCTTTTCTCCAGAGCCAGCTTTGATTCTAGCTTTTTTAGCAGCTATATTTGCGTATAAACCTTTTCTCATTATACTTTTCCACCTTTTTTCATATAACCCATTTTGTTTCTAACTTTTTGTGGTAATTTAGCTAGACCTGGATTTTTTTTAGAATTAACTTTTTTTAAATTTTTCTTAGGTCCAAAAGCTTTATTTATTTTTTGAACGTTACCACCCGCTCTATATCCTTTAGGTGTAGTTTGTTTGTTGTATAGTTTATTTGACATTTTTATTTCCTCCGTTTCTGAAAATTTGTGTTCCCTTTATACCATAAATCGACGCTACGACAAGTATCCACAAATTAGTGAACCATGACGGGAGCTGCGAGAACATATCGAAAAATAATTTTACCTTGTCCATGGCTCCTGGATCATCTGATACGACTGCCCAAGCCAAAATTACTACGGGCAAACTAAGAATTATCAAAACTGCCTCGTCCTTCCAGTCTGACTGACGGGCCTCTAATAATTTACCCTGGTAAGCTTCTTTTCCTTCGGCCATACGAGAAGCATGCATTAATTGTGCTTCTGACATTGCCATCTTCGTCTTCTGCTTATTAGCATATATTTTACTTCCAGCAGAAACGGCTAATTTTATTGCCGATAACCACATAATTATACCACTATTGCAGTTTTTCTTTTTCCAGCTAGCATTCTTTTAGTGCCTTTTACGCCAACCACTTCTGGTTTAGCGATTGCATTGAAAGCACCGTCAGCAGTTGTCTTAGATCTTGGATCTACTTCAACTTTTTGCTCTGGAACAGAACTAATTACTTGTTTTTTGTAGTTCATCATAGTTTTTTGCTCCTTTTATTAATTATCGTCTATCATAACTTGCGCTTGTTGTACACCTGTCTTCGCAAGACTAACTCCAGCACGTAATTTAGCTAAATCTTCGTTTTGATCTAGTTTTTGTTCTGAAATTTCTTTAGCTTGAACTAATTTTGCTCTTGCAAGATCTTGTTGAGCCATATCATTGTCTTTTTTACGTTCATTTTCCATTGCTCTAAGGTCAACTTCACGTGATTTTAGTTTTAAAAGAGGGTCAGCATCAAATTGTGACGTAATTTCTTTTTCTTCTTTAGCAAAATCAGCAGTTAACTCTGCAATTAACACAGATTTTCTTGCTTCTATGTCTTGTGAAAGTTTTTCTAACGCTTGTTTAGCTTGTGGGTCTTGTTGTGCTTGCATTTGAAGCATTTGAATTTGTTCTAATGCTTGTGCAAACTCTAATTCTACCTGTTCTTGAGCCATTAAACTAATATGTTCTAAAATATTTTTTTGTACAGCACCCATAACTTGCGGATTGTTCCTTACAATGTTAGTTGACATAAAATTTAAGTGAGCTGTAACGTGTGCTCTATGGTCTTGGCCTCTAAAAGCTTGAAAAGGTTTGCCACCCAACGCATTAATGTGTTCAAGTGCAGGATCCATAGGCTGCATTGGAGCTGGAGGAGGTAAAATTTGATCTATATTTTTTACACCTAAAGCTTCATACATTTTTCTATACGCTGCATACAAATTATGAATTTGTGGATTAGATGTTGCAAGTTGTAATTCTGTTTGTGCCATTGTAATTCTTTGAGCCATAGAAAATATATTAGGATCTGCAACAGGAAGAATATCTACTCTGTCATCAAAATCAGTTTGTTTTATTTCTCTTCTACCTCCAACAACATCAAATGGATAAACTGGTGGTAAATATGTTTTAAAAACTTTTGCAAGTAACTTAAATTCTTGTCTCATGCCAACATATAATCTTTTATGAATTGCAGACATAACTCGTGAGCCTCTCTCAAGAAGAGCGACTGTGGTTCCAACTGCGGCTGCCTGGTTACCGTCTCCCACTTGCATGTCAGCAATCGCCGCGAATCTTTGACCAGCGCCAACAACTATACCCATTAATTGTAGTAATGTTTGTGATGGTTCTTTGTATGGTAATGGAAAGAATGCATCACGTAATGATCCACCTGGTGCATCAACATCTTTGAACTCGCCTGGTTGTATAGGTGCAGCTTCGTCTCTAACTCTTACACCTCTTTGTTTAAATCCTGCTGGAAGATTTGATAATGTTCCTGCATCTAATAATTGACGGAGAGCAGCCGTTGCAGTTCTGCTTAATCCGCCAATCATATGAATTAATCCAAAGCCATAAAATCCTAAACCCGGAAGAAATTTAAAATGGACGAAATAAGAAATTTTATTTCTCTTTGGATCTGTTGGTTGATAGTTACGTCTAATTGATAAAACTTTTTTTGAACCTTCATCAACTGTAACTATGTATGGTAATTTTATTCCTGTTGGATTTAACTCTGAGTCTTTATCTTCAAATCCTTCTAAATCTAAATTTACATGACACTCTAATAAATTGTAAATAGGTTCTTGTCTTCCTGTTTTTTTAGTGCCATCTAATTCTTTTTCTTTTTTTTCAACATCGTCTTGTTTTATATTTCCTGGAGGACCTAAATCTACATCAGAATAAAATCCAGCGACTTGTTGTTTTCGTAATTCGTTTTCTGAAATTTTTAATGTTTCAATTATTGATTCTGCATCATTTAATGAAGTTGCAGAATAAGGCACAACTAAATCATCAGCAGGAACAAATTTTGAAACAGCTCTTTCTAGTAAATCATCATAGTAAACTTTTTTAAAAGTAGATCCTGCGAGTGGTAAATGAAATAACATTTGATCAAACTCAGGTTCATACTCATCCATTTTTTCCATAAGTTCATAATTCATATAATCTTTAACACGTTGTGCTTGAGCTTCTCTTTCTTGATCTGGTCTACCTACTATTTGTGTTCTAACCGGACCTTCAGCTGGTAATAATTCTTTGTAAGCGCCTGCTTGAAATTGTGTAACTGCTTCTGCTAAAACTGGGTGTGTTGCTCCAGATGCACCTTGAAAAGGTTCTGTTCTATTTTCGTATTTAAATCCTAATAAATCTAAACCTGTTGTATAAGATTGTTCCCAATCTTTTCTAGACATTTTGTAATCAAAATAATTTTGTGTAAGTTCTGTTCCAATAGGTTCTAAAATATCTTCAGGTAAAAGTTCTGCTAAATTATCAAAGTGACTTGGTTGACCTTCAATATTAACTTTACTTGGATCAAAATTTACTTCTACCCCACCATCTTCTAATGGATTAACTTCTACGCCAGGATCAGCTGCTTCTACAGCTTTCTGTTCTTCTATTTCTATTTCTTCTTGAGGATTAACCTCGATTGATGTTTTTACGTTTGGTAACGTTTTGTCTATATCTGCCATTTATATTCTCCGGGTTTATTGTTTTAACCTGTTTTAAGGGAACATTCAACCCCTGTGGGTTAGGCCCTCTTTTAGGGGGCACTGTTCTAGTTAGTCTTTTGTAAGTCATTTATCAATAAATTTTTAATTTCATCCGGAAAAGCATTTACATTATAACCAGCTGCTTCTAGCTCAGACATTTTTAGTTTATTAGGTCCTAAAAGATTTATAATTTCTTCTATAGAATCTAAACCAGATTCTGTATCTTTCATTTTACCATCCATGTCTGGTTTTGTAGTATACTCTTCATATTCAGGTCCTGTTTTTATTGGTTTACCATCTTTACCTATAATTGTTTCACCTGGATTATATGTAATTGTTTCTTCAGAAAAAATACCGTCCACTATATCCTCACCTGTGTTAACCCCACCTTCATTTACTTTTGTAATACTCATTTCTCCTGTGCTTAAATTTTCTCTTAATTCAAAATTTTCAAATTGCATATTATTTTCAACTCTTGGATCAAACTCAGCATCAAGTTTTTTACCACTTTTTTTAATTTTTTCTACTAATTGAAAAAAATATGGAGGGACTCCGCTGCCAGTTGCAGTTTCTGCAACAGCTTTTTCTGCAACTTTTGCAGTTCTTGCAAAATCATCTCCAAAGCCTAACATTTTTGCTAGCATTAATGATGCACCAGCTCCAGCTGTTTGTAAAAATTTTCTTCTACTAGTGCCTCTTTCAGTTAAAACTTTATCAATTTCTTTTTCTAATAATTCTTTTGTAACGTTATCTACTGGTAACTTATTTGCATTTGCGTATGCTTTTAATAATTTAAGACCCGGAAATATTGGTGAGCCAAACTCAATACCTAAACTTAAAGTTTCACCTAAAACTTTTGGTGCAACTGTAGATCCTCTGTCTCTCATTTTTTGTTCTTCTGCCTCTATTAATTTATCTAAACCAAGTTTTTTTTCTGTTGCTGTTGGTGTTATGTTTTCTAAAAATTCAGAAAATATTCCTGTGCCTTTAAGCTTTGCACCTTGTGGTAACTCATCGTAATCCTGCACATAACCTTGACCTGAAGCTCCTGTAATTTTAAACGCAGGTTTTCGTATAAGATCAGAAATTAATTGTCCTGTTGCAGGTAGAATTTTAGTTGCAAACTCGCCTACACGAATACCACCTTGAACTAATTGATCAGCGTAGAAAGGATAGTTTCTTGGATCTATCATGTCGTTAATCATTACAATAGGATTTAATGTTTCTTCAAATGTTTGCATCTTAGGTAGTTCTGCATCTGGGTTTGTAAAATAATATTCTAACTCTGCTGCAAAATTATCTGTGCCACCCGCAGAAAAATTTAATCTTGGTAGTGGAGTAATCTCAACACCTCCACCTGATGCTTTTTTTACTTTAACAGAATTATCTTCCATTAATGTTTCATACAAATCATTAACATCATCTTTATCTAGTTTAGCCTCTGTATAAAAATATTTTGTGTAGTCAGCTAATTGTTGTTTTAAATTTTCTGCATAAAGTTGTTGTTCTTCTTTTGACAAATCATTAAGTGTTTTAGCATCTGGGTTAATTTCTAATATTCTACCTACACTAACAGAAGGATCTATATTAGACATATCCACATTTAAAAAACCGCTTTTAAATTTTTTACCTATTTCTGGTAAATCTAATTCAAATTTTGGTATTCTGTTAGATTGATCTTTTAAAAAATTTGTATTTAATCTTTTATCATTTGCTGCCTGATCTCTTAAATTATTTAATCCATTAAGTGCATCTGTAGCTATTTTTATATTTTCATCAGTAACTTTTTTACCAATTAAATCTTCTAGTATAGAATAAAATTTTCTTTCACTAGATTCATAACCTTTTGCAGTTGAATTTCTACCTGATAATACCTCAACGTTTAAAACAGGATCTTGAAAAATTTCTGTTGCTATACCTACATTTGAATTTTTAAATAATTTTGGATAAGCTATCTGATTATTTACAGCAACACCATGACCAATGTTTTCAAGAGCATATTGTGTAAAATTATCACCTAATACATTTTTTGTTATTTCTCTAACATTAGTTTTAACATTATCTTTTACTTTAACAAGAGCACTATCTTGTTTTAATAAAAATTCTTTTCTTTGTTTAGATTGAAAGTTTCCTGAACCTGCAACGGGTTTACTTGAATTATATTTTGTAAATTTTTTAACAAAATCTTCAAGTTGATATTTAATTTCTTTTCCAAAACCAGGTTGTGTTTTTAAATTAAATTTTTTATTTGTTGTTCTTAATTTTGATTGAAAAAAATCTTGATCTGTTTTTAATTTTTTAGAATCATCTGTTCTAAATGATGTACCTGTCATTTCTGCAAGATCTTTAAAATTAAAAAATTTCTTTTTATTTTTTTCGTAGTCGGGATATCTTTCTTTTATTCTATCTATTAAATACTGATCATCATATTTCATGTTATCAGTTAAATCTTTTAAAAATAATTTATCTTGATCCTTTTCTAAGAAAATAGTTTGCATGGTTTTATTACCTTCTCGTAAAGCTTTAATTCCATGTTTTTTAAATAAAGAATTTATTCTAACTCTTTCAATACCAATTTCCCCCGCTAGTTTAGAAATGTTACCACCATAATTATTGTCTACAATGTTTTTTACTTTAGTTGCAAAATCTTTTGTTCTGTATTCAGGTATTTCATTTGACCTACCTGTTTTATATAAACCTTCTATAGTATCAAAAGTATCTTTAACTTCTGTTACATCTTTATTTTTTTTATTAAAAAAAATAATTGGAAGCTGTTCTGTGTCCGCAGGAAAACCTTCTACGATAGGTTTCATAGTTTCACCTGCAGGAAAAGATTCTTTTGTATCTATTTTAACTTCTGGTTTTTCACCTGTTGCTAACGGAACATCTATTTGAGGCTCTGCTGGAAAACCAACAGGTTTAGTCATCTCTCTAATTTTTTCTTTTTCTCTTTCCATCTCATCTGCATCAGGTGCAATGTAACCAGGAATGGTTATACCAAACGCTAAAGCAGCAGCTTTAAATCTTGGATCGTTTAATATTTCTGGATTTTGTTGTATCTTATTTAAAACTTTGTCTCCTAATTCTTTAGCTCCTAAACCTGCTGTAGTGATGCCTAAAATTTTAGCAACACCTAAATTTGTAGCATATGATAAGGGAGGTATAGCTAAACCTGCTAATGCAAAATTAACTCTACCACCTTTAGCATTAGGTCTTCTAAATGTTACATCAAAATCTTCTAACGTTTCACCAGGTCTAAGAATTGAGTCTGGTGTTTGATCTAAATCTGGAGTGTTAACATTGTCCATGTCAACTAATGCAAATTTATTACCAAAACTTTTGTCTTCGTCATCTACAAATGTATTACGTATCGGATCAAATATGTAAGCCAACTATGCCTCCTTGTGCTAAATCCTCTTTTGGTTCAAAAGAAACAACGGTTGGACTTTCTGTTCTTGGTTTTATTTTAAAATATTCTCTGTAGGCATCAGGATCTAATCTTTGTAATGATTCTTCTAAAGATCTTATATTTTCTCCATGAAAGGTTATTCTATCCATCTGCATGTTTGGATCATCTATGTTAAAATATTCTCTACTTGATTTTGCTTTTGGATTTTTATAAGCAGTAAATACTTTTTGCTCATCAGCCAACAACTGGCTTATCTCAACAGGGTGTAAGTAATCTGTTGCAGACTTTGGTCCTTTTACATTAGTTGGTTGAACGTTGTTTCTTTCAATCCACTTAAATATATCTTCTCCATCTTCAGCTCTAAAATTGTCTAACTTATCAAATATCTCGTCACCAAAATGTTTTCTCCAAATACGAACTGGATCTGGTGCAAAAGTCATAGCACCACCATAATGGTGTGCACCTTTAACTAAATTTTCATATATAGTATCATCTAATTTTATAATACCAGCCTCGTGCAATTTTGGTAAATAGAAACTACCAAGTCCTCTATACCTTGAATCATTACCTGTAAAACCTTTGCCATAGTAAAGTCTTTTAAGTCTTAGCTCTGCTTCTTTTGATACGTTTGGAGTAAAAATACTTTCCTCAGCAATCTCTTTTATTTTTTTAGATTTGTTTTTTACATCATTTAATTGATCTAAAATTTTACTCATCGCTTGACCAAAAGTTAACTCATCAACATCTGCAGTTTTTAAACTTTCTTTTTTAACTTCTTCTAATGTTTTACCCTCGTCTATAATACCTTTTTCTAATTTTGTATTTTCTGCATTAACTCTTCTAAACACACTAATGTTGTATATTAAATTGTCTCTTTGTTGTGCTGTTAAACGAATGTCAGGATTTTCTTGTAAAAATTTTATAGTCTTATTAAAAGATTTTTCTAAATCATTTCTGTATTGATTTATCTTCAAGTACCTTTGATCACGGCCAATGTTTCTAATACTAAAAGGAATAAATCTACTAGCATCAGTTAACTTAGAACCTATAAGAGTTAGATCTCCTTTTTGTTCTTTTGTCAGTGCTTTACCTAAAAACTCTACACCTTCTGCTGTATCCAGAATACCACCCGTTTTTCTAGGGCCCTTCTGCATTAGCTCCATTAATACCTTAATTAAATCATCCATTAATAATACTCTCGTTTACGTTGAGCAGTTTTTTCATCCACATAATCTTCAGGGTGACCAATCAAACCGCCTTGTCTAAATCGCATGAGAGCTTGAGTAGTCGAATCAACCAAGTCATCATGGTCGCCATATGGGAATGCTGCACACTCTTCAATGACCTCCTCAGCAAATTTTTGCTCGGGACGCCATATCATACCACTTTCAAATAAAGGTGCAACTGCATTCACACGAGCGTGTTTGTCGTTTCCTTTACTAGGTGTAAAATTTACAACAGGTATATCCATTTTTCTAAGCTCGTAGGTTAAAGGCAAACCACTAGCTTTTGCTTCAACAATAACTGTTTCAGGCTGCCAGTATTTATATTGTTCAAGGGCCAAGCGCCTTAGTTCTGGAAACTCGTACCGACCTTTGATAGCATCAAGTAAAAGTAAATTAGCCCCTTCATCCTCTGATGGGTAAAATATACCCCACGTTGTTATCGCACTATAGTCTGCAGTTTCTTTCTTAAGAAACGCTGTATCGTAAGATTGTATCACATGATATATTCTTGGAATATCTTCTCCTTTGTATGTTCGCCACCATTCACGTTTTAATATAGCTCCTTGTTCCGAGGTTGGTGATTGCATCCATTGTGCATTCCATTTAGCAACCGGTAGTGTTGCTTGTACTTTTTCTAATTCGTCTAACTTCCAATACTCG